AGTTTTCACGCCCGCGCGGAAAATGTCCCCAAGTGATTGAAAACACAAGCGTTAACGAATTAGCAGCGAAAAAACTCCTGAATTCCCGGCAAACCGCGAAACTGCTGGGAATCTCATGGCAAAGGCTCGGGGCGCTGGCAAAAGAGGGGCGGATCACGCGCAACGAGGATGGGAAGTACGATCCTGAGCAGGTGCGGGCAGAGTTCGAAGCATCGAAAGATCCGGTTCGCCCGTCAAAGTTAGGATTGGCTGGTGACTATCCTTCGCTGGAGCGCGGCTATCATCAGATCCGAACTGAGCATGAGGATTTGCGCCGGCAAATGACGGCGAATCAACTGGCGATCGACGAAGGCCGGATCATTGAAACGGATTACGTAGTCGGCACGGTCGGCGAATTACTGAAGTCGATCAGCAACGGCGTGCTGGCGATGGGCAGCAAGCTCGCTCCAGTGCTAGCGATGGAAACGAACGCGGCGGTAATTCAAGGGATGATGGCAGACGAAGGCCACAAGCTGCTGAGCGAATTGTCGAGATGGAAACCAAGTACCAAGCCAGCGCCGATCGGTTAGTCGAGCAGCTTACCGGCCTGCTAGCGCCGCCGGAAAGGCTGACGGTAACGGAGTGGGCAGATAAGAACCGAAGGCTGGTAACGAAGTCCAGCGCGCAAAACGGCGAGTGGGTTACGAGGCCGTATCAGCGCGAGCCGATGGATGTTTTTACCGATCCAAAGGTGCATACCATCGTCCTTATGGTGGCACGGCAAACCTTGAAAACTGAGACAGTCCAAAACTGCATCGGTTACGCGGTGGATAAAGATCCGGGTCCGATCTTGGTGGTCCAGTATAGGGACACGGATTGCCGGAAGTTTTCTAAGATTCGATTGATGCCGATGATTGCGGCGACGCCTTGTCTTGCGTCTAAAATCTCACCGTCAAAGTCGCGCAGTTCCGGGAACACGGTAGATTACAAGGAGTTCCCCGGCGGGCATGTGTCGATTGTGGCGAGCGGTTCACCCGGCAACCTGGCGGCGCTTCCGATTCGATATCTGTTTTGCGATGAGATCGACAAGTATCCGGCGAGTGCGGGCGCTGCCGGCGATCCGATCAGCCTTGCACAAGGTCGTCAAGAGGAATTCTGGAACAGGAAGACGGTACTGGGATGTACGCCAACGAATCTTGGCACATCACGAATCGAGGCGGCGTGGCGGCAATCAGATCAGCGAGAGTATGAACTGAAGTGTCCGAAGTGCGGGGAGTTCCAAATTCCGAACTGGCGCACGCAGGTTCGTTGGGAGCAGGATCTTCCGAGGCATTTGCAGGCGGAAAGCGCCCGATATTTTTGTGCGCATTGTGACGCGGCATGGAACGATGTAGAGCGATGGAAGGCATCGCGGCACGGGAGGTACAGCGCGACGGCGCCGTTCAACGGTATCGCTGGGTTTCGGGTCTCCGGGCTGGCGCGAATGGGCACGAAGCTATCGGCGATGGTAGACGAATGGCTTGCGGCGCAAGGGAACGCGCACATGCTCAAGACGTTCATCAACGAGCAATTGTCTGAACTGTGGCGGGAGCCGGGAGAGGCGCCTGAATGGAGGCAAATCTTGGACCGGCGAGACCCTACGTATTCTGCCGGCACGGTGCCGATGGGCGGGTTGCTGTTAACCGCGGCGGTTGACGTACAGCGCGCCGACGGCGGTCGGCTTGAGGTCGAGATTCTGGCGCATGGCGACAATCGGGAAACATGGTCAATCGATTATAGAATCCTGCACGGCGATCCGGCACAGCCGGACGTGTGGGACCGGCTGGAAAAGATCCTGTATGAGATGTTTCCGCATGAGTCCGGCGGCTCGATGGGTATCGAGCGGATGTTCGTTGACTCAGGCGACGGGTCTACTACGAGCGCGGTGTATCGGTGGGTGCAGAAGCAACCGCGGGCGCGGGTTTTCGCGGTCAAGGGCGATAACCGATCCGATCAGCCGGTGAGCAGGCCGAAGGCGGTAGAGCTCAAGAAGAGCGGGAAGATTGATAAGTTTGGGGCGATCCTCAGAACTATTAACGTCGATTTTTTCAAAGGGACTTTGTACTCTGATTTGACCAAGCGCGCGCCAACGGCACAGGAATTATCGACCGGGCAGGACTATCCGCAAGGATACTGTCATTTCCCGCTGGATACGACGTACGGTGATGAGCATTTCAAGCAACTTTGCGCGGAGCAACTTGTCACGAAGCGAGACCGGACGGGCCGGGCAAAGACCGAATACCAGCAGATCAGGCCCCGCAACGAAGCACTCGACGCACGGATTTACAACATGGCTGCTGGCTGGGATTGCAACGTGCATCGCATGAAAACATCGGATTGGGCGCGGCTAAAACAAAGGATCGAAGCGAGTGCTCCGAAGCTGGCTTTTGGCGTTCCGGATGTTCCGAAAAGGTTCACGGCGCCTAGACCGATTGTGACTAACGATGGGTGGATATGACACAAGCAGAACTCGAAGTATTGCGAGTCGCGGCACGCGCCGCTATGCACCGCTTCGCCATCGGCGGCGTGGTGGAGGAAATCAGCGGGCCTAACGGTATTCGCACGCGGTTTGCGGCTATGAGCATGGCGGATTTACAGTCCTACATTTCGTGGCTCGATGGCCAGATCGGCGCGGTTACGACCGGATACCGGCAACGCCCAATTTATTTCTCGCCGGACATGTAATGGCAATAGAAACTCTACTTTCGCTGGCCGCCGAATACGGGCACGATCTCTATCCGTCCGCCTCAGCATCGTCTCTATCGCTGTCAAGCGGAGCGCATTTGGGCGCATCAGGAACAGCGAAAGAGGTGCAAAATTGGTGGCCGTCTAAAGGCTCGGCTGATGCTGATTTACTGCCGGACCTAGCAGTGCTGCGTGAACGGTCCCGTGATATCACCAGGAACAACGGAATCGGCGCTGGGATCGTTCAGACGACTCATGACAACGTCGTGGGGGCCGGGGCTAGGCTGAAGGCCAAGCCAGACTTCCGCGCGTTGGGCAAGTCGCGAGAATGGGCTGCCGAGTGGGGCCAGAAGACTGAGGCTAGATGGCGCGCCTATGCCGAAACCAAGGAATCTGACGCGGCTTGGACGCTGACCTTCGCAGCGCAAACCGGGCAAGTGTTTCGCGCCGGTCTGGTAAACGGCGAAGCTATCGCGCTCCCGCTTTGGCTGCCATGGAAGGGCAGCACGTTCCAAACTCGTTTTCAGGTGGTGGAGTCTGACCGCCTGTGCAATCCAGACAACCGGGCGGATACTGATAAGCTGCGCGGCGGTGTGGAACTCGACCGCTACGGGCGACCAGTGGCATACCATATTCGGAAAACGCATCCTGGCGATATGAGTTGGGGAATTAACGCGCCTGGCGAATGGGAGCGTATTCCTTCCGAGACCAGTTGGGGACGCGCTCGGGTATTGCACATCCACGAAAAAGAGAGGACCGGGCAGACGCGCGGGAAGCCGTTATTGGCGGCTGTATTGCCGCAGTTCCGCATGGCGGATACCTACGTTAGGACCGAAATGCAGGCGGCGCTCATCAATGCGTTCGTCGCTGCGTTCATGGAAACCCCGCTTCCCGCTGAAGATGTTGCCACTATGCTTGGTGCCGATACGAACGATGCGAAGTGGCAGGACTACGCCAACAATCAGGCTCAATATATTGCACCGCTGCGTGGCGCTGCGATCATTCCGGTTATGCCGGGCACGAAAATGACGCCATGGGCACCGGCGCGGCCATCGGATCAGTTCACCGCGTTCACGGAGTCGGTTTATCAGCACATCGGGGTCGGCGTCGGCCTGCCGCGGGAATTGCTGCTGAAGGATTTTTCGAAGACGACATACAGCAGTTCGCGGTCTTCTATGCTTGAGGCCTACCGATTTTTCGTAGGCCGCCGCCGCTGGCTCACTGACTTTTGGCTGAATCCGGTTTACATACTCTGGCTCGAAGAGCAGGTAAACGGCGGCTTTATTGAGGCTCCAGGATTTTACGAGAACATGTACGCCTACGGGCGTTGCGTCTGGGGATGGCCTCCCCGCGGTTGGGTGGACCCGGTGAAGGAAGCAGAAGCGACCAAGGTCCGCATGGCTATCGGGATCTCCACTTTGGAACGCGAGTGCGCGGAACAGGGCGAGGACTGGGAAGACGTGCAGGATCAGCGGGCGCTCGAAATGCGCAGGCTGGAAGAGTTAGGCTTGCCGGCGCAAACGCCGATCTTGCCGGGGGCGCCTGGTTCGTTCATGCCAGATACAGGTGATGATGCGCAGGAGGTAATGCCGGCATGAGAGCATTTGATTTCGCGGCCAATCAGCCGTGGGTGATCCGCGAGGAAAACTTGCGGCTAATCCTCGATATCGCTCAGCGCGACCATACTGCCGATTTTGAGGCTGTGGCCGCGCGGCAAGCGAAAACATCCGATCAGGGCGGTGTGCTGGAGATGCGCGGCTCGACGGCCATAGTCAACGTCTCCGGCCCGATTTTTCGGTACTCAAATATCTTCACAGATATCTCAGGCGCCAGCAGTATTGAGACCCTGGCTATTGCTTTTGAAAAAGCGCGCGCCAATTCTCAGGTGCAATCAATCCTTCTCAACATCGATTCGCCGGGCGGGGAAGTATCAGGCGTGGCCGAGTTCGCGGCGCAAATCTACGCTGCGCGCGGTGATAAAAAGATTGTCGCGTATGGCGGGGATCTCATGGCCTCCGGCGCGTACTGGATAGCGGCGGCGGCCAGTGAAATTGTTTTAGCGGAGACTGCTATGGCCGGGTCAATCGGCGTGGTCATGGCGATGGTTGATAGGAGTATGCAGGACGCAGCCCGCGGCGTGAAAACATTTCAATTCGTCTCATCTCAATCTCCAAAAAAGCGAGTTGACCCGGCGACAGACGAAGGCCGTTCCGTACTTCAAACCACGACTGACGATTTGGCCGATGAGTTCATTTCAGCTATCGCCAAATATCGCGGCGTGGCCGCTGAAACAATCATTTCAGACTTTGGGCAGGGCGGCGTTTTGATCGCCCGTAAGGCCATCGCGGCCGGCATGGCCGACCGATTGGGGAGCTTTGAGGGCGTGCTGGCAACGCTCGAAAGCGCACTTCCAACCTACAGTTTTGGCGGGTCCGCCGTCAATAATCCGAACACAAAAGGAGTACTTATGAGTACACAAACGGCGGAGCCAACCATCTCCGCTACACCTCCGGTTGACGTTGCGGCGATTCGCGCCGAAGCAGTCAACGGCGAACGCGCTCGGGTGAAAGCAATTCTGACTTGCGAAGAGGCCGCTGGCCGCGCTTCGCAGGCTCAGACGCTTGCGCTCGAATCGGACCTGTCCCTCGACCTGGTAAAGAAGATTCTTACGTCTTTGCCAAAGGCCGAAACCAAAACCAATGATTTCGCCGCGCACATGGCGAACGTCAAGAATCCTGAAGTGGGACAGGACGAAACGAGCGGCGCTGACTCAGACGCCGTATCCATTAAGTCCACGCTCGCGCTGCACAATAATGGAAAGGGTAAATAGATGCCTGCATCTTTTAGTTCGACATCATCGACTGCCGATAATCTCATTGGCGGTGAACACTCGGTTTTAAGCCGGTCTATCACGCTGTTAAGCGGTCAGAATCTGGTCCGCGGCGCGGTGCTCGGAAAGATCACCACGGGCGGGAAATACATTCTTTCCCTTTCTGGCGCCAGCGACGGATCACAGACGCCTGACGCCATTCTCGCCGAGACGACCGACGCCAGCGCGGCCGATAAGGTCACAGTGGCCTACTTTAACGGCGATTATCAGAGCGTTGAATTAACTCTTGGCGCATCGCACACAATCGCATCGATCACGGAAGGATTACGTGGCAAAGGGATCAACATTGTTGTTCCTCAAGTCACGTACTAGGACACAACCATGACCCTTTTTTCTACAGATCATTTGAGCGGCGTCGTGAACAGCTTGTTCAACGAGGCGCCGTCGTTTTTGCTGGATCGCTATTTCCCGAACGTTCAATTGGAGGCCAGCGAGGAAATTCACTTCGACGTGGAGACGGCTTTCGAGGGTTTGGCTCCGTTCGTTTCTCCGGTCGTTGAGGGGAAGATCATGACCAACCTTGGATTCACCACCAAGACGTTCAAACCCGCATATATCAAGCCCAAAAACGTTTTTGAGGCCAATGCGGCGTTGAGGCGCACCATCGGCGAGACCCTTACCGGCAACATGAGCCCGCAACAGCGCATGCAAATGCTGGTTGCGCAAAATCTGATGAACCACGTTTCCATGATTCGTCGTCGCTTGGAGTGGATGGCGTCGAGCATTTTGAGGCTTGGGTCAGTCACCATTACCGGCGATCTGTATCCTACAACGGTAGTGTCGTTTGGCCGGACGGCGGGGCTGACGGTCACGCTGGCAGGCGGCACACTTTGGACGGCGGCGGGCGTAAATCCGCTGGCCAATTTGAAGACGTGGGCGGCGCTAGTGCTTGCTACTTCAGGCTCCGCTGTAACCGATGTCGTTATGGATATCGGCGCATGGCTGGTGTTCTCGGAGAACTCTTTTGTGATCGCCCGTATGGCAGGCCAGCAGGCCCTGGGGCAGCGTCCTACGCTCAGCCAGGATGTGGTGCTTCAGCGCGGCGGAGTTCAGATGGGTACCGTTGATGGGTTCACGATCTGGGTGTACTCGGGCCGGTACAAAAACGATTCCGGAACAGTGGTTCCCATGCTTCCCAACGGCACCGTGCTGATGGTTGGCGCGGTTGACGGCGTGCAAGCCTACGGCGCGATTCAGGACGAGGCGGCGGGCCTACAGGCTTTGCCGTACTACTCGAAGTCGTGGCTATCGGAAGATCCTCCGCGCCGTTTTATTATGACGCAATCGGCCCCGCTGCTTGTGCCTTACCGGCCCGATGCAACGCTGGCCGCTACGGTCCTTTAATAGGGAGTTCCTCATGCGACGAAGAGACGCACTGTTCGCGCTTTTGTCCTGCGCCGGGCCCATCCTGGCGCAGGGGTCAATTAGTGAATATTACATCGACCGTGAAGTCACCCTTTCTGCGGCTGCATCGGTCGTGACTATTCAGATTCCGGCTGCCAGTACTCGGAGTCTGCAACTTAAATTCGCGCAAGTATGGTGCTCGGCTGGCTCCGTGGAGGTTACTATAGAGCGCGACGGCGCCGCGGCAACGACTACCAGCGTTACGCCCGCTAAAATCAATCCTAATGCGGTGTGGGTTCCTTCGTCCATCGCATCGGCGTTTCATACATCAAACGTTGGCGCTGGAACGCAAATCGGGATCAAGCAGACGGCCTACGCCGGCAACGACGGGCTGAAATTGGACATGACTTCGACTGTTCTTGAAAAGGCATCGGCGTCTGTTCGAAACCTCACTTTCCGGACTGCTTCCTTTACGGGTACAGTTCGCATTTACATCCTTTGGGAAGAACGAGTAAACTTATGAAAATTTCAGCGCTTGGAACGATTATCGTGAATGAGGCGACATACAGTCAGGGAGACAGCTTCAACATAGACTCCGGGGCGGGGCAGGAACTGATCGCCGCCGGCAAGGCCGAATTGGTTCCGGACCTGGTGGCAAATGACATCACGTCTGCCGACGGCGCCATCGACCGGGCTGCATACGAACACGGCATGAAGCGGGAGTCTGATGCAACCGGGGAGGCGTCAGGTCTGCCGGTACAAAAGAAAGCTGTGGTCCATCCGCCTGTAAAGCCGCCGGTTAAGCCGTAATGTCTTTTTTTCCGTCTGGGCTGGTGATGACCGATGAATTAATTCGATCCAACGCAGCCCAGATTGAATATTCCGGGGAAGCTGCAACTTGGACGCCCGCGGGCGGGGTGGCGACGGCTGTCCGAGTAGTCCGCGCCGATCCGAGCGAGCTATCCGCCGGAGGCGTGCTTATGATGTTGTTCGGCACGATGGCCGGGTCCGGGTTTACGCAGATGCCAGTGAAAAACGACGTGTTTACCGTGAACTCGATCAACTACCGCGCCTTTGACGTGCAAGGTCCAGACGTCGCTCTGGGTCTCTGGATTCATCTAACCAAATGATAGATCCAGCTACATTACGGGAGGCGCAGGTGACCGCGTTGCGTGAGATCCCCGGCGTAGTCGCGCTCCTGGGCGCGAGTACATCAAATATCGTCGATTACATCGAGCAGGAAAACGGAGACCTGTTCAACGCTATCTGGAGCCTTTCGCCGCCGAAACTTTTGGTCGTCTACCAGGGGACCAATCCCAGCGGCGGATCGACGAATATGTGGCAGCATAACTTTTCCTGGATCATTCGTGTATCTGGTTCTCCGACGGCGCTATTCGCCGCCATCATGAATGGCTCCAGAACGGGCGGGAATGGCCTGCCGTTTGTGCACGACTCGATCAACAACGTTTATCATCCGATGGGCATTCCATCCATGAGACGCTCCGTGATACCGGTTAGCGACATGGCTTCGAAAGACTATTGGGAAATCACAACCAGCTACACTAGCAGAGGAATTGAATAATGCCAGCACGCGCGCAAAACCTACGGGTCGGGATGGGCTTCAAGCGACAACCTAATACGGGCGAGGTTGCGACGACGGCGGCAGAGTTGCAAGCCGCTTTAACAGCGTCGGATCTGTGGAGTCTGGGTAACTCTACATTCAGCGTTCCGTTTCCAGAATTCGTTCAAGAAAACGATGCGGGTTTTTTTGGCAAGGGCCACGAATGGTCCACGCAGGTGTTCCCAACATCGATCAGTATTCCCTATGCGTGGGAATATCACCTCACCTCACAAAATTGGGCGCAGGTGAGTGTCTTTGCCCTTGGAAAAACAATCGAATCCACCCCAGGGGTGGGCGCTACTCAGTACCTATCTACGCCAATGGACCCATCCGTTGACGGCGTGAACATGAAGGCTACAACCTTCGTTGGGGATATTCTTGCCGGCGGCGCGCTGGAGATCCTGGATATTGCGGCTGTGGGCATGGTTTGCAGCGGCTTCAATTTGAAGCTAGAGCGCGGGCCTGGGCTGCAAAATAGCCAGCTTTCATCGCAATGGGTCGGATGCGGAAAGTACGTCAATAACTCCGGCATCGTCATCCCCGCCGCTACGGTTGAGCAGCGTTTGGGCGCTGGCTCCGCCACGGCGATTACAATCAACAGCGTCAACTACATTACTAACGCCCGTTTCGTCAACATGGAATTTGGCTTCCAAAACAATCCTGTTATCGGGCATTACCCTGGGTCCGGGTCTCAGTCAGGTTTTGATATCGCTGGCCGCATGCGGTATGGCGAACGCTCAGCAACGTTTAATTGGCAGGTAGAACTCGAAGCATCGTCTGCGGAGCTTACGGATTTGCTGGCTGGCACCGAAGGGACGACGACGATAACCGTCGAAGGACCTACGATAGTTGCGGCCATCAAGCATACAGCCGAGATCGTGTTGCACCGCGTGCGGCACAAGGCGTTTAAGATCGGCGAGATCGATGGTTTCGTAACTGCCGGAGTGGAGACGGAAGTGATGTATCATCCCTCGAATGGACTGATGACACTCAAGGCAATCACAACAAAAGCCCTGATCGGAACGGAATAAATGTTCGACACAAATAAAGAAATCGATATCAGCATTTACAGCGGCGGCCAGAAACACTGTACCGTCGCATGGCCGACAGATGCCGAGTGGAAGCGGCGCGCGAACAAAACGCGCATCAAGGAGGAATCTATCGGTCGTGACAAATCTCGTACCAGCGTCATCGGCGCGGAACCGGCTGCGCTCGAGATGTTCGAAAAGATCCGGAAGGACGGGGGTGATCCATTCGACGCGGCTGAAGCGATGGAAGTGATCGACCGCTTGGAATTTTGTGAACTTTGTGAAAGCGACGAAGGCGAGCCAGGGATAGACGTACGCGGAGATAAGATCACGGTGCGGTTAGCGGCGCTGAAGCACAAGGGGCGGGCGCTGATGAACGGCATGGCGCACACGCTGAAGCATCCGAGCATGAAGCAGATGCGCGAGTACAAGCTGGCATGCGTGGATCTCAGTCGCGTGCGGAAGGGTACGGAAATGACGCAGCCGCTCGCGCCAGGTGAAGCCCTTTTCGATGCGCTCGTTGAGCATTCTGAAGGGTACGCGGCCGGCGTGCCGGTCACGCATAAAGACTTTGTAGTGTGCCGGATTTTGGAAGCCATCCGCGAGTTGGAGGAAGACGAAGCCGAGGCATGATCGGCGCGTTCCGGGAAGCGGCGCGGTCCATAGTCCGCGGCGGTGAGCCGGAACTCGGGGCCGGTCTCAGGGAATTTGTGATGTGCGTGTTTGATTTGGACGCGGCATTGGAGATGGGGTTCACTATCACGCTCGCCGAAGTCACTCCGCTGGAGTTCCGCGGACTGATGGTAGTACGCGAGGAGCGGGCGAGGTATCAGGAGCAACAGCGGGCGATGGAAGAGCAAAAAGGGAAGATGCGCCGCGGCGCGGGAGCGTTTTAATGGCGGTAAAATTCCAGACAAAGATCACTAAAGCGCGGTTTGTCTATTCACCGTTGACCGGGCAGAGAATGGCTGAAATAGGCACGTCGCTTATCGCGCAAATCTTCGAACGATGGGATCGAGGTATGGGAGTGAGCGATTCCCCAGCGCGGCCGCTGGCGTTGGGGTACGCAAAAGCTAAGCAGCGGCGTGGCGGGCAGGGAATCCGTGATCTTAGCATGACAGGCCGGTTGCGCCGGTCAATAAAAGCACTTTCGGCAAATCAGAATAAGGTCACGTTGGGTCCGACTGATGGCATGCACACGCGGCTAAAACGAGGCGGAATCCTGAGCTTTTCTGACGTGCTGACTCTGAATCAGAGGCGGTTTCGCATGTGGGGCGTGAGTCAGGCTGAGAGGGCGAAGCTAGTGCGGCTATTCGCCGGCGAGCGCATGGTCAAAGCGCAGATAGTGCAGGCGGAGTAATGGCGGACGAACGCATAACTTTATCTTATGACACAGCCGACGCGATAGCGGCGTCGGGCAAGGTCAACAAGGCCATCGAGTCCAACGAGAAGGCTGCCGAAAAAGCAGTCTCATCGATTGGTGGAGCTACTGAGAAAGTTGTTACTTCTATCGTTTCCGTGACCGATAGAAGCCAAAACGCCATTAACCGCATTGTGGCTGCGGCTGAGCGCAAGGCGGCGCTTGCTGTGGCCAGTCCGGCAGAACTACGCTTAGATGCGAAGCAGCGCGACCTGGGCCGCGTTAAGGGTGACGTTGAGGCCTCTAATCGAATTACCGTAGCCTACGAGAAGCAGGAGATCGCTGCGCGCAAGGCGTCGGACGCCTTGCAGTTACAGTCCGCCATTACCGCGAGTCGGCAAGCGGCAAGGGGTGCCGATGAATTCGCCGCTGCACTAAATCGCGTCGAGAAGCAGGCGGTCGCGGCGCGCAAGGCGGCGGACGCCTCGCAGTTACAGTCCGCCATTACCGCGAGTCGGCAAGCGGCAAAGGGTGCCGATGAATTCGCCGCTGCACTAAATCGCGTCAATCTTGCCGCTCAAAAGGAAAGAGAGTCAATCGAGCAGGGTATCCGCGCCCTAGAGCGCAGGGCGGCGCTTGCTGGCAAAAGTCCGAATCAAAGATTGGTATTTGAAGCTAATTCGGCGATTGCCAGCGCCAGCCCTAGAACTACCCCCGAGCAAATGCAGAGACTTATCGCGGGGCACAGAGAGATTATACGACAGCAGGTAAAGGCTTCTGAAACTAGCAATGATCTTGGCGGTTCGATATTCCAATTGGCCGGTAGAATGGGTTTGGCTATTGGAGCATTCGAAGCATTTCGATCAGTCTTAGGGTTTGGAAAGGACGCCGTGCTGTACGCCGCGCGGACTGAGCAATTAGGTGTCGCGTTAAATGCCGTTGCGAGAGCCAACAAGATAGCGGAAAGTACTACGGCGACGTTGGAAGCGCGGCTTAAAATTACAGGAATTGTTACGCAGGATGCGCGCCAGTCGCTGTCGCGTCTGGTCGCTGCGCAGGTGGATCACACGAAGGCCGTACAACTTGCGCGCGCTGCGCAAGATCTCAGCAGGATAGCCGGTATTACATCCTCAGAGGCGTTTGAAAGGCTTACTCATGCCATCGTGACTCAACAGCCGGAATTACTTCGTATGCTTGGACTGAACGTGAACCTGGAGCTAGAGTTTCAAAAGGTAGCGAAACAGTCCGGTCGCGTGTCTACCGATCTATCTGAAATGGAGAAACGGCAGATAGCGGTTAATGCCGTGCTTGTGGCCGCAAAGGGTTATACAAGCGTTTATGAGGAGTCGTTGAAGACGGCTGGTGGGCAGTTGCTATCTCTTCAGCGGTACGCTCTTGAGGCCAAGGACGCTTTTGGGCAAGAATTCTTGCCCGCGCTTACACTCGTGGCAAAGGCGCTTACACTTGTGGCGAAGGAAGGGGAGACCGCCGGAAAGTTTTTAGCGAAAGGATTTAAGTTTGCTCTCATTCCGGTAACAGGGTTGATAGATGCCGCTGATGTGCTAAAGGAAAAGCTGCAATTACTGAACCCTTTACTCGAAGAAAACAATCGCCGGTCGCTCGAGGCCGACAATAAAAAGCTGGTATCGCAGAAGACTCTAGAAGGATCGTCAAAAGCACTCCGCGAGCAGGAAGAAATTATAGAGCGGTCGCGGATCGCGCAACTTGAGAAGGACAAGAAGGACAAGGAAGAACTGCTTAAGTTCAATGAGCGAGCGCTAGAATTTCTTAAATCAGCGCAATTCCAGGAAGGCGAAGGTCTGGACCGCATCGCTATCAAGCGAAAGCAGGCTCTTAATGAATTCGGTAAGAGTCCAGAAGCTCGCGCAAATATCGAAAAAGCTATCGCCATAGAGCGGGCGAAGTTCTTGTCCGACTTCGAGCAGAAGCGGTTTAAGGATGTCGAGAAGTTTGAAAAGTCTATGTCCGATGGCCGTAATAAAAGAACGATGGAAGATTTTGATCGGGAAACTAAATTCACTCAGGATATTTCCAAACTGGAAGAGCAGACGCGAAAGGCAATAGATGAAAACTCGCTTTTCGGTTTAGAGGCGCGCAAGGAATCCGAATTGCGCGGCGTGAAGGAAGTCACAGGAAAAAGAGTCGAGGACCGATTGGCAGCAGAGGATAAAATTGCGGCCATCGAGGTAGACTTCGCGCTAAAAACATACGCGATAAAGGCTGAGCTAATTAACAAAGAGGCCGTTCTAAGAGCCGCCATGGTGACTACTTTAGGAGAGAAGCAAGCCATCATGCAAGAGGCAGCCGCGCGCGGCGCTTTGTTGATGGCGCAATCTCAGGCCGTTGTAGATGCCGCGGGCGAAAATGCTGCAATTAAAAAATTAGAGATTATACGGGACGCCAATCAAAAAACTTTCGACTCGATTAAAAACGCTGCTGAGGGACTATTCGATACGCTTGTACTCCGCACTAAATCATGGGGCGACCTGTTAAGAAATACTGTGCTTCTTCCAGCCCTGACGCTGGTAAAGCAGCTTGTTAGCACGGCCATCGCGGGAGCGCTGACAGGACGGAGTGGTGGTGGTACATCGGGCGGCGGGCTTGGCGGACTACTTGGCGGGTTGCTGGGCGGTGTACGAATATCGCGCGCTGGCGCGCCTGGTGGAACTCCCGGCTTTACCGGGCCGGTTGGCGGCGGCGGTATCAGCGGGATGCTCGCCGGTCTCGGCGGCGGTGGCGCCGGTGCTGGCAGCAAACTGGCTGGTTTGGGCGGCGCTGGTGGCCTTGGTCTGGCTGCTGCGGCGTTAGGGGGGTTCGGCGCATTCAAGGCCGGGCAGGCGGACAACAAAGTACTAAAATACTCCGCTCCGGCCATTGGCGCGGTGGCTGGGCTTGTCGGCTTCGGGTCGCTGGCGTCTCTATTTCCTGCGCTCATTGCGGCTGGCCCTGCTGGTTGGATCGCTGCCGCTGGTATTGGCGCGACTATCGGTCTTATTGGCGTCTTTAAGAAAAAAGCCGAAGACAAGATTATCGAAAAAATCAAGTCGGTTTACGGGATCACCGTGGACCGAAGTTTTGCAAAGAACCCACTCGCCGGCATTATCAAGGATCAATTCGGCGGAAACATCGAAGCCGGTATCCGCTCGCCGATAATCCGGGAAATGCTTTCTATCTATCGTATGCAATCGAATCAGGCGGGGGCGGGAAGCGGTCTCAGCCCGTACAATGACTCGGCGCGCGGCGTGTCGCTTTCCGGGTACGGCGGCGGAGTGTTTCAGAATCCTGTGAGCGTCAACGGCGGGTCATACGGGTACGGTGGGGCGCTGCCATCAACAGGTCCATCTCAGCCATTCCAGCAGCCTATCGTGATCGAGAATCGCCTTCAGATTGACGGTCGTGATGTGCAGGCTTCGGTACTGCGTACCAATCAAGGCTCGACCGGGCGGCGGGAATCGGCGGCGGTGCTGAGCGATCCGCTACTGGTGTTTGGATAGTTCATGCCGGGCATCGTCTCCCAAGCCGTCGCCGCAACGGTGCTTCCCTACTCACTCGCATCCGAGTACGTGGAGTGCCGGACGTGGCCAGTGATCGAAAATGGCCCTATGCCCGACGGCTCCTATCTCAAGTTTGTTCAGGGCGCGGCGGACAGGCGGGAATGGAAACTTGGGCGTCGTCCTACGGGCGCGCAATACACGGCGATGCTGGCCTTTTGGACCGCGCGGAAAGGTTCCCATCAGGCATTCCATTTCTACCCGGTCATGGCGCAACACGACGCAACAGGCGTTTCCGCTACAGGCCGTTTCCTCGTTCGATTCCTTGGACCATTTTCAACTACTCACTCCATTGGCCTTGATTCCGTCTCCTTCGCCCTAATTCAACTTCAATGATTCGACTCCCCTACGGTACGACTGAATCGCGCGAGCCCATCATTCACGTCCATCGTTTCGAAACGCGGGATACGAAGACGGAGCAGCGCTTCTACGCGGGTGCGGGCGAGCGGCGTTTGCGCGTTTCTCTTGATAGTTTGGCGCCAGATGAGCGGGCGGAAATCATCAACCAATTCGCGGCTGCGCAGGGTTCATATCTGCCGTTCACGATCAACCTGGTTCTACCCGACGGCTCGACGGAAGTTTTGTCCGTTCGGTTTGCTGCGCCTCGGCTGGAAATCCAGACGCTGATTGACGGCTCCACCTGGGCCGCGTCATTCGATCTGATTGTGGATCCGGGAGCGGCTCCAGCATATACTAGCGCCTCGACTGAAACGCGTTTTCCTGGCGCGTCTCTTCAGACCGCTTTGTTGAGTCCGGTGCAGGAGATCATTCCGCTATTGGTCATCACCACATTGGCAGGGACGGTCCATCGCGTCTCTGAGCGCGCTTGCGCGGTTGACGGAGTAGCCTACGCGGCTAAGCTGATTGAATGGGACGGCATCAAGCAGACTTTGTACGGCGCGGACCAAGCAAGTTTCACGCTGGCGAATGCCGACCGGGCATTTACGACGGCGGTGAACGCTGATAATTGGCACGCAGCGGACGTGCAATTTTCGCTCCTTCACGTTGGCACTCTTATCAAGCTCAACCTTTGGCGCGGGCACGTTATTCCCGGCGGTTGGGATTTGTCGGGCGGGACTACGTTCCGAATCACTGCCGGTGATGGCGCTTATCAGCTACGCCTTGCCTATCCTCCGCGAAAGATCACGCGGCAAGATGGGTTTGTCACTCCTGCCGATCACCAGCCGGTGAATCTGGGCAAAGGCAAAAATAGAATTACGGCGACATCGGTGGTTCACGATACCGGCTACGGCAAGCCGTTGAAGGATATTTGGGTGGACGACGCAACCGCGCCGCTGCAGGTTCGTTGCGACGTGTTGGCGGGGAGGGATGAAAAGGAATTCTACGCGGCGATCGGCATTGTTGGGCGCGGCCCGATCGGCGACTTTGGCGCGGTGCCGATTATTGCCGGGGCGACGATTTACAAGTACGGCACGTTGGATGGGCAACCACATCACGGCCCTGGCTTGCTGGGCCTTCGTCGTTCGCGTGGCGGCAACGCGGCCACGGGGTCAGAAACGCAAATCAATAGCAACCCCGATGCCGGATCGACGATTTTGGCGATTGACGAAGTAGGTACACCGCTGCCAGCCACACCGCTCGCTCCTCCGGGCGCGGCGTTCCTGCAAATTCGTCGCACCGATGAGGCCGGTATACAGCCGGATAATGCCACGAAAGAACACGAAATGATCGCGTTTGTTTCGCAGGGCAATGGCGGGTATATTTGGACTGCGGGAGTTCGCTCCTGGGCAACGGCACTCACAAATCCGGCATGGATAGCGATCAACGTCTGGCTCCGCGGCCTCGGCCTCGGCGCTGCATCGCAGGCCTCGCAGGAGGCGGAATTCGACGTCGTAGCGGCTGAGGCTTTCGCGGCAACTTGCGCTACGGTTGCGCCGGTTCTGGTTGGTGCTGGGACGGAAACTCAGTTTCGATTTGTCGGCGTGATCGAAGAGGAAAAGCCGCTTCGCGATTGGTTGAAGGAAATATTGGCGTGCGCGCTGGGCTACTTCACGTTTTCCTTTGGCAAGCTGAAACTCGGCAGCCGGTTTCATTCGGGATCGACTGAAGCTTTCGATAGTGGGAATATCATTCTGAATTCGCTCGCTTTGAGCGCGGCGACGGCGGAATACAATAACCTTTCCGCTACCTTTGCCGACCGGGAGTACGGCTATCAGAGCAACACCCTTGAATTTATAGAGACCGATCATAGTGCCGCGATTGGGCAGGAGCTCAAAGCGTCTATAAATCTGGCTGGCGTCGCCACAAAGTCACAGGCAGCGCGACTCACGACAACATTGGTACGCGAGCAACTGGGCGGCGCAAACGCGGCTGAATGGGCAAAGGCACGGCGCATTGCGGCTTCGACGACGGTTCTCGCGCTGAACGTCGATTGCGGAACTATTGGCAATCTGACCCATGCGGACATGCCGTCCGGGGCCGGTGAATTTATTGTAGAAGGCTGGACGCTCAATCGAGACATGAGCATCTCGATTGAGGGCCGCTCGACGACCGATGCAATGTACGACATGCTCGTGGGGAATAAGCCGACAGATGTGGCGGTGAATCTTCCTCCGGGATCTGTGGACAAACTGCCGGGATTGTTCATTTATACGCCGGTCGTCAAAGATATCGGCTTTTTGACTTTGACCAATTGTTCGATGACTGACGGCTCCAACCGGGGCCTGCGCAGCGTGACTGTATTTTTGGTTTACATCGACGAAACGGAGCCGAATAACTGGGTAACGAATAACTCTGATCCTGGCACCGTTGATCCAGCTACATTTAACGTGACGCCGAACGGAGTGGTTACTTTTGGCGTCGATGACTACGTTGTTTTTGAAGACGTAGGAGATTACGAGATCGACCGGATTACAGCGATTGCAACGCCCGCATGGACGCTACAACGAAGCTGGCCGGGGAACGATCCGGCTGAGGCTATATTTGAGTCGCTACGGGCCGCCCACGCAGCGGGCACGCGCATCTATCGGTGCAAGGTCCAAAAGTTTAGCTTCAACGCTGCGGGCGGGACGTTTGAGGATTCGAGCGACACGGGGACGCTGGCCACGGAATTTGCTTGTCAGATTGCTGATGCCCGCGTTATGGCCGTTGTGGCCAGCGCCTCAAATGGGTACGGATACTCCGATTGGGTGGTCTATAACCTCGGAGCCGGGCTGAGTACCGGCAATATGTCAACGTATGGCGGTGGATCAATTCCTCCTGATCCGGTAACCATCGTTTCCGCAGATTATGAATATATCGACGCCTATCGCCTGCGTGTGCGGATTTATTGGACGCCGCCAGTAGTGCCGGGGACTTTCGCCGGGGTCCATTGTTTTGAGGAATCGCCGGACGTTTCCTCGATTGGCAGCACGCCGATGGACGGCACGCAGGCGATGGATGGCACGTCGAATCTAGGCGGGGATTGGGCTCCAGCCGATCTAGGGCGCGGTGTCGTGAGTCCGTTTGTTATCGAGATGGCCGCGCCTGTCATTGGGTTGACGAAGCGATTTTATCTGGCGAGCTATTCCGCTGGCGCAGAGGCTCCGCTGGTCAGGGCAACCGATCCCAGCCCGACGCCAAGCATTACGCTGGCAATCGTTTTGCCGGTCTACCAATCCGGCGTCGAGTACGCGCAACTCGTTACCGGCGCGGTGGCCACGATTGAATACGATGAGTCTCAGGTGGCCTCACCAAAATACCGCATTCGGTTTCAGTGGGCGGTTCCATCTATCGCGTCTGCTGCGTGGCAACTTGGATTTGGCGGGGTGCAGATAGTCTACCAGTACGACGACGGAGGCCGCTCGAATGGCCCGAGTTTCGCGGTGAACGAACTCGATGCGAAGAGCGATTGGTACGATCTGTATATCGGCACCAGCGTTATCGGATGCTGGTTTGTCTCCTACGACAACTCCGAACAGCCGCGCCTGAATACCATTGTCCCTGGCGTGACACCGCGTTCCGATGTCACGGTGGTTTGGCCGCTTGCCACACGTCCGGCGGCGGCTCCATACGCGGATAACGTCACTACATTCGCCGTATCGAATGCCCGTTATACGACCAATGGGCAGGGCCTAAAGGTTTTGAAAATCGACTGGGTTTGGACGATACCCGTGGGAGCTGACGCGCTCGCACGGTGGGGCGGGGCAATCATCTACCTGTTCATTCCCGGCGATACGAACCCGTATCAGATCAGCGGCGCCGAGTCTGGCGCGGCGGGTACGATGGAGTTTTCCCAGTTCCCGATAGCAATTGAAAGCTGGACGTTTTACGCAATCAGTCAGGACAACAACGGAAACCCGAACACGACAGCAGCCGCGCCGATTGGAGGAACGCCTAGTTCTTCGATATCCGTTGGGCCTCCTACGCCTGGGGCTGCGGGGACGGAGTGGACCGGGAATGTCACCAGCCCTTCATTCTCCGTCGCCTCCGTATCCGCCTCTGATGGCACTACCACGCAGCGAATCTCCGCTACCTTTACAAGGCCCGGCGATGTGACGTGGGGCGGCGTGGAGGGACGAGTGTACGATGGGGCGGCACTCGTTGCGAAGACTCCGGCCAGCGCGTCTCCGTGGAGGATCGAGGTTCCGAATCCGACGACGTCAACGACGCTGACAATCAAGCTGGTATCTTTCGATGTCAACGGACAGACGAACACGGAAACTGCCGGAACTCCGCAGGGTACGGTGCTTGTTGGCTCGACTGCCGGTACTTTGGATTTGCGCAAGTTTCTTCCGGCATCGACCGACAATTTTGCCATCGTCGGTTCGTTCCTTCAGGTCAAAACCGGCGTCGCGATTACGGTCGATGCGTCAGGAAATTTGAGGGTAGCTGTGAGCGGGATCGACGCCAGCCTCATAGCGGCGGGCGCGGTCGGCAACGCCGCTTTGATAAATGGCTCCGTTGATGATCTCAAGCTCGCAGCGGCGGCTGTGACGGCTGCCAAGATTGCGGCGGGCGCGGTAACATCTCCGGCTATCGCAGCCAGCGCGGTTACAGCGGGTAAGATCGCGGCTTTGTCCATCGTGGCTGGCGACATTGCGGCAGACGCCATCACGGCGGCAAAGATTTTGGCGGGATCTATCACAACCGTGAAGATCGCCGCCGGAGCAGTGACGGCGACGGAGATCGCCGCACTCGCTATCGTCGCTGGCAAGATCGCAGCAAACGCCATCACGGCCACGGAGATTGCTACCGATGCGGTGACTGCCGGCAAGATCCTGGCAGGGTCGATAACCACGGGAAAGGTTGCAGCAAACGCTATCAGTTCGGACAAGCTGGACGCGACGGTTATCAACGTTGGCGGCGGCGGGTCGAAGCCTGGTAAGTTCGCGGTATTCAACGCGGCTGGTTCGCAGATCGGGTTTATTGGCGTCGAAGGTGCGAACGAGGGCGGCTGGCTCAAGACTTTGAGCGTCGGAGGTTCGTCCTACGCAACCGGAAAACTTAAGGCCGATGCAAGCGGGAATGTGACGATTGATGGCGCGACGCTGACTTTGTTTGCGAATGGGATCACGTCTGTAATCGACAATAGTAACTCGGGTGGATACGTTTCCGGGTTCCGAAGCACTGACGCGAGCGGGTATCTGGCGCGCATGGGCGTTTCGAGCGGGGGAGGCGGCATTCCGTTTGTGAGCACTTTGCGAGGATCAATCAGAGGTGAGATGACTTCCGATTCATCGGGAGCGTACCTGACGTTGACTAATTCCGCTGGCACGCAAACGATTGAGCTCGACGGGAATCAAGGGCGGGCCAATCTCACATCGGTGAATGCTTCTTCGTCCTACAGCGTTGCTTCATCTCAGGTAGTGTCCGCCCGTAAGACCGGTTGGGCGACGGCGACTGGCACGGCGAACCGAACCACGTTTGCAACATCCACCGTAACTTTGCCGGAGTTGGCGGAACGCTTGAAAGCCCTAATCGACGATTTGCACAATTCCGCTGGCCATGGGCTGATAGGAACGTAGAATAGGAATAATGAAAACACTTTTTCTTGCGCTAACGCTTTTATTGATGCCAATGCTGGCGCAGACTAAATCGTATTGGTGGCACTCTGCCATTAAGCCTCCAATCTCCGGCACAATATTGGCTGGTGAAGCTAAGGAGTTTGTGGCCATGGTGGCATCAGACCCGGACCCAAGCATCATCGGGTTCCGTTTTATATGCCGGTTTACGGCTGGCGGTGTTGAGTACACGGTGGATCGTATGGAGCCAATCACGCGTCGCACGCCGGACGGTGCAACCGCATCCCTGGTATTCGAAGTGCAGAACGCTAAGGTTCTGTCTGCAACCGCTCAGCCTTTGAGGGGCGGGGCGGTCACATCAGCATGGGGAGGAACGGATGGAACGAATTGAGCTGACTCAGAATCAGCAGCAGCGCCTCCAGCACTTTCGGCGTCAAATCGAGCCGCTTAAGGCGCAGGCGGCTGCGCTCGAACAAGGAGTTTTCGCCATGCTTTCAACGGTCGTTGAATGCGCCGGTGCCGATCCTGGCGCTAACTACTCGCTCAACGAGGAGGGCACTGCATTGGTTTGCACGAACCAACAGGAGCCGGCAGCCGGTTCCATGTCCGCGGCACCGATTCCAAACGAGGGAATGGTCAATGGCCTGGCTCAGCAGTAACAGTTTTACGGCAGGCATGGCCATGAGCCATGCCTATCTGAACAACCTGGCGAACGATATCCGCGCATGGGGCGGGAACGTTAACGCGGGCGGGTACACGCTTTCTAACGTGCTGTCGATTTCATTGGGTGCCGGCACAGCGGCGCAGAAACTTGCGGTTTATGAGAGCGGCGCAAACTTCTACGGCCTCGGCATGGAAACCGGAGCATTTGGGGCGGCAATGCGGCATGTCGCCGGCACCACTGGCGGTCACAGTTTTTTTGTTGATAACACCATTCGCGCCGCGTTCATAACGCCGTCTGGCAGAGTTCAGATTGGGACGGGAACCGATCCGCAGACGACACTCCATGTAACCGGCAACGTGAGCAATGAGATCGCGAGATTTCAGGCTGGTGGCCTGACGGCCAATCGGGCATTTCTGAGTTTGTACAACAACAATTCTGCATTCTGGTTCGAGGTGGCAAACGGAGATCCGGCGGGCGGCGGGACGCTGAACGGGCTCGGCTTTTGGGACCGCAACGGAGCAGGCTCATCCGTTTTGAGGATGTATCTGCATGGCGGCGGCGGGGCTTCGATTTACGGCTTGCCGACGCACGCCGACAACGCAGCGGCGACTGGGGCGGGACTGGCTTCCGGTCGATTGTACCGAACGTCAACTGGTGTAATGGGAGTAGTATTTTAATGGCACTTTCACTAGCGGTAAGACAAGCGATTCTGGCCGAGATTGCGGCGAATGGAATCGACAGCGTTACCGCTGCAATTAGAGAATCTTACTTTACTGCCAAGGTCGGATCGGCCATCACCGGGCTCGAGGCGGCGGTTAAGATGCAGATCGCCGATTGGACAACGCTTGAAGCGTTTTTGACCGCTGGCGTATCCTCGACCGCTCTATATCCGATACGGGATGCGATTTCAGATAAAATCGCCGCTCGTGATGAGACCGGTTTGGGAATACTGCTACTTACGTTTTACGCCTCCGATAAGGCGCATAGAGGATAATAATCACCATGACTACCAAACAACGCGCCGCGAATCTTAAGCTAATCGCGGAAGGCTCGGTATCCATTGAGTGCAAATACTCAATCCCGGCTGAACTTTCGACGGGTCAGTGCATCATTGAGAGCGCGTGGCTGGAAAAGGCCCCTCGTAATAACTGTTTCGGATTGAAATCGCCAAAGGGCGCGGCGGTCTACCAAACGCTGGCAACGAAAGAATTGCTCACAAATGCGCAGATAGAAGCCGAAAGAAAGCGCGGGAAGAATATCATATCTGTTGGACTGCTGATCAACGGCAAACGGACTGTGGTGATCGAGGAACGCTTCC